AATTGATGCAAATCTTTGACCTGCATTAACAACGATACCCATTAAGTTTAATAAAGTTGCAGAAGGCTCTTTAAATGGCAACATCATAAATGAATCTTTTAAGTTACCACCTGGAGCATCTACATCTCTAAACTCACCGGGTTGAATTGATTGTGCGTCGTCTCTAATCCTAATACCACGCATCTTAAATCCTGCGGGTAAGTTGGAGAGCGTACCCGCATCCAATAATTGACGAAGAGCTGCAGTTGCAGTTCTAGACAGACCACCAATCATATGGATGAGACCGAAACCATAAAAACCTAGTCCAGGTAAAAACTTAAAGTGGACAAAGTAATCTATTTTATTTTTTTTCGGATCCCCAATTTCGTAATTTCTTTTAATAGATAAAACTTGTCGTGATGATTCTTCAACTGTTACAATATATGGAATTTTAATTCCAGAAGGTTCTCCTGTTTCTTTATCAGTATCTTCAAAACCTTCTAAGTCTAAATTAATATGACATTCTAAAATAGTATAAACATCATCGTCTTTAGTTTTTCTTTGACCTTCTAATTCTCGTTCTTTTTTCTTAACATCATCTTCTATTTGAGCAGGGGTACCTAATTCTATATCTCTATAAAATCCTGCCACTTGTTGTTTTCTTAATTCGTTTTTAGAAACTTTAATTCTATGAATAATAGCTTCAGCATCTTCTAAAGAAGTAGCTGTATACGGAACAATTAAATCATCTGCTGGAACAAACTTTGAAGTTGCTCTTTGTTCAAGTTCATCAAAATAAACTTTTTTAAATGCTGAACCTGCTAAAGGTAAATAGAATAACATTTGATCAAAGTCTGGCTCATAGTCTTTCATTTTTTCCATGAGCTCATAGTTCATGTAATCTTTTACTCTTTCAGCTTGTTTCGTTTTCTCCGGATTCGGTGCACCGATCGCCTGTGTTCTGACAGGTCCATCAGCAGGGAGTAACTCCTTATATGCCAACGCTTGAAACTGCGTAACTGCTTCAGCCAAAACTGGATGAGTTGCGCCAGACGCGCCTTGAAATGGTTCGGTTCGCATGTCATATTTAAATCCTAATAAATCTAACCCGGTAGTATAAGTTCTTTCCCATTCTTTTCTACCCATATTATAATCCATATATTTTCCACTTAGGTCTGCGCCTAATTCGGATAAAACTTGATCGGGTAAAAATTCTGCTAAGTTTGCGTAGTGTTCATCACTGCCTTCCATCGATGCAGCTGCTGGATCGAAATTAATATCAACTGATCCATCTTCTTGTTCGGTTACTTCAACGCCATCAGGACTTTCTTGAATCTCTTCTTGAGCTTCAACAACTTGTTCTTGAATTTCTTCTTCCCCCGGAACGTTAATTGTTTTTCTTGGCTCGTTTGGTAGAGCCTTGTCTATTTTGTCTGCCATTTATTTTCTCCAATTTGACTGTTTTAACAGTATTATAATTAATATTCAAGCCCTGAGGCGTGGGTCCTGATTCTGGCGCCAGGAGCCAGGTCTTAGGATACCTAGACTTTGAGGTTTTTGATTTGGTTTGCATAAGGTCCATATGTTGGTTTGGGTGTTATATTCCCTAAAGGTTTGGGCTCTTCTATTACGGTATCTTCCATAACTTCGTAAGTGCCTTCATCTAAAGGTATTGCCATTGTCTTAGCTCGTTCTGCTGCAGCAAATTCTGGATCGTTTCTCATCTTCCACATATTGATAGCTGCTTGTGGATCTCCCATTTCCATAGCTGCATAATAATCTAGTGGATTTAAATCGATATTCATTTCATCAGCTAAAGATTTAGCTGAAACAACAGCTCCCGTTCCAATAGCATATCCTAGTGGTTTCAGAACTTTGCCAGTAAATTTTAAAACTTTACCTGTCATAGACTTTAAGGTGCCTAACTTAGATTTTTTATTAACTTCCTTAAATTTTCTATTTACTTCATTTAAAATTCTGTTTTCTTCCTTCCGACTCATTTTAGAAGCTGCAGCCAACGTGTTTTTTCTATTCTGGTCAAAGATATTAGCTTTTATTATATTATCAATTTCTGATTTTGGAGTTACTTTAAGTTTTGGATTTTTCTTTACCATTTCTTTTGTAATAATTTTTTTCTTCTTCCATTTTTTTAGGAACTCATTAATTTCTTGTTCAGTCATATTAGGGAATTCATCCAACATATCGATAGTTAATTTATCTCCTCCAAAAGTTTTACCAGTGCTTAAAGTTACTTTTTTAAATCCTTGAGATTGAGAAGCTAATCTTATTAATTTAGCATCTTCAGCTTCTAATAATGCTTTCTTTGCTGCTGGTGGAATTTTTTGTTTTTTTATATTTTCTATTTTTTCAGAAACTGATCTAATTTTATGATCCAGTCCGGTTCCTGCTGCTGCCATAGCTTCATTAATATTTTTAGGAGTATAAGCTAGTCTATCTCCGGTAATTTTCTCAGCTCCCCAAACATTGCCAGTATGACCTTTATGCACTGTTGAAGTTCCTGTAAAAGGACCGGCATAATATCCACCTTTCTTTATAATAGCTGCGTTCCTTTCTGCTTTTAGTTTTTTCTTTTTTTCATTTGTAGGAGTGTCCCCTGCTGTAGCAGCGCCAAGATCCATTGGGTGTTTAGCTCTATAGTTATTTCTTATTTTAATTGCTTCATTTAAACTTGAAAGATCTCTTTTACTCAGAAGATTCACGTAACGACCTGTGCCCGTAGTTCTTTTTCCTAGTTGAGGACCTGATTTTAATTGAGTATCTTGAGTTATTCGGACATCATAAACTCTTTTTACTTTTCCAGTATTTTGATTTTTTAAATCTCTCCAGTATATATTAGGCTGCCCTTTTACTTTTCCCTGGTTTATCTTTAGCCATTCGAGATCGCTTCTTGATCCTTTTTGAAACCCGATCCTTCCACCCTCTGCATAGCCTTCTTTCATAGCTTCCCGAACAGCTTCGCCCATGTCAAAACCCTCGTCCATTAATTCTCTTACACGTTTAGCAAATTTTGCGTTTTCTGCCTCTTCATCAGCAACACCATTACCGTTTGCAAAACCTATACGACCACCGTCAGCTTTTAATTCTATTCCTAGTTCATCTGCTTTTTTAATAATTAAATCTTTAACGAACCACTCTGGCATGTCAGCACCAGTTAAGTAATGCTTCATTCTACCTACATAGTCATTAAAAACTTTTTGGTTTCGTTCTTGCTGTGATAAGGGATTTGGTTGTGGTAGAATTACATCTCCACCATTTGAAAATTTTTGACGTCGCGTAAGATACGCCATCATCTGATCGTAATGATGTATCTTCACTTAAACTCCTAATAGGCCTGGTAATCCTCCGGATCGAACTCCTGTTCTTTCTTGTATCATAAACTCATCAATAGAAATCACAGGTTGACCTTGCTCAAGAGCATTAGATTTATACTGCTCATATTGTTCTACAATTAGTGGATCATAATCTCCAGGATTATAAGCAACTTTTTGAGGAGCTGAACCTCCTGCCATTTCTTCCATATAAAATTCTATAATTTCGTCATTGCTTCGAGGTTTTCTTCCTTTTCGTTTAATGAATTCTTCTACAACTTTTTTTATTAAAATATCTCTATTGATCCCTGATGCTTGATTCATGATACCTGTGTTATCGGATTGAACTTGTTGACCATATGGAATACCTTGATCCTGCATCAATTCGATAGTTGATAATTCATCGTCTACTATTTCAGGATCCTCGTCTCCATAAGCATAACCGGTTCTTCCACCTTGAGAAAAATCATGATGTCTCTGCAGACTTTGTGTAGCTTTATCAACACTGCTTGGAGTAATCATTTTTGCTCCTTCAGCTAAATCCATAATTCCTGCACCTTCAGTTTGCATAGTTCCTTCTAATTGAAGCATTGCAACCATGTCTTCTATACGTGGAGGATTAGCACTGTCAAAGTCTTCCCGTGCTCCAGGAAATCTTGTAAAAAATTTAGAAAGAATTTTTTGGTAAGCATTGTCCCAATCAGCACTTTTGTAAATTTGTTCTTCTCGTGATGGGGGAACCTTAGAACTTACACCTACTTCTTCAAAGTCAAAATCATTTTTCCAATTATCTATTGTCATTAATAATATACCTTCTCTGTTTTAACTACTTTGTCTTCTTTGTAGTCTTCTGGGTGGGCAATTAATCCACCTTGTCTAAATCGCATTACAGCTTGGGTCATACTATCGACCAAGTCGTCATGATCCCCATATGGAAACGCAGCACATTCTTCAATCACTTCTTGAGCAAACTCCATTTCTTTGGGCGCCCATATGCGTCCACTCTCAAAAAGAGGGGAAACGCTGTTTACTCTAGTATGTTTATCGTTTCCTTTACTAGGTGTGAAATTTATAACAGGAATTCCCATCTTACGCAACTCATAAGTTAAGGGGAGTCCTGATGCCTTACTCTCGATTATAACGGTCTCAGGATTCCAATAACCGTATTGTTCCAGGGCAATTCTTCTTAGTTCAGGAAACTCGTATCTTCCTTTTAATGCATCTACTAAAATTAATTCTGGAGCACTATCTTCATCTGGAGTAAACACTCCCCACGTTGTAATGGCAGAAAAGTCTGCTGTTTCCTTTTTCATAAATGCTGTATCGTAAGATTGAATAATATGTTGTAATGGGGGAAGCTCTTCGGGTTCCCAATTTTTCCACCATTCCCTTTTGATTAAAGCTCCTTCTTCAGAAGTTGGATTCTGCATATACTGTGCATTCCATTTGCTTCCAGGAATAGATGCTTTAACTCCGTTTAAATCCTCCAAGCTCCAGTATTCAGGCCACACGGGTTTACCGGAAGGCATGATGGCAGGGAATTCAATTATTTCCCACTGATCAGCTTTAGGTTCTTTTTGAGCACTTAATAATCTGCCAGTTAAATCTTTTTCATTCCATCTAGTCATTACGACTATAATTGCTCCACCAGGTTGAAGACGTTGTCTGGGCCCAGAAGTAAACCATTCATAAGTTCTATCTAAAGCTTGAGCATTCATGGCGTCTTGTTCAGTATGTGGATCATCAATAATTAATAAATCAGCACCCCTTCCAGTAATAGCTGAACCCACACCGGCTGCATAATATTCTCCACCTTGTTGGGTTTCCCATTTCCCTGCTGCTTGAGAATCTTCTTTTAATCTAGTTTTAAAAACTTGTTGATATTCTCCTGAATCAATTAATTGTTTTGCTTTACGCCCAAAACGGACGGAAAGCTCAGTAGTATTTGTAGATTGTATTATTTTTAATTTAGGATTCTTTCCCACCATCCATGCAGGTAAAAGGTAAGAAGCAAATTCAGATTTGGTATGCCTAGGGGGCATATTAATAATGAGTCTCTTAATTTTTCCTTCAGCTAATTTATTAAATTTATCAGCTATCCTTTTATGATGGGACCCCTCTATAAAATCAGGCCAAACATGTTTAACAAAACTTAAGAAATCAGATTTAACCTTAGATTCCTTTTTCTTTTCTTTCCATTGATTCATCATCAATGAAAATTGTCTTCTTACATCAGCTGGGAGCTTTTCAAAATTTTTTAATTTTTCTTTATCTAGGTTCATTAAGTTTTCAATTTTTGCAAAATTTTTGAGGATTAATTTTGAAACCTTCGCAAAGTATTATATAGCATTAACTGTTTAAATCAAACCTTACAACCTGAAGTAGTGGGACCCCTTTTCTGAGTTTAAAAAAAACCCAAAATGGACATTTCAAATTCTTTGATTGGTCTGGTACCTCTATGAAACCTGGTGCCCCGAAGGGGCAAAAAATTTTTAAAAACAAAATAAAAAAAACCCAAAATGGACGTAGTGTCTCCGATTATTGTTGACACAATATGGAGCCTGGCGCCAGGGTATGGAGACCTGGCGCCACAACCTATGGTTGTATGCATTTACTGCATACGTTTATAGATTGAATTTTTAATGCATTGTTTTCCTATTCTCCTCCTGCCATTTTTTATATTCATTAGATTGCATTGTTAGCTTTTGCAATTCGGGCAACACTAACAAAGCCATGGCGTAAGACATTGCTTCGTCTCCTATCTTGGCTGCGCCTTCCTTAACCAGACCTGGAACGTCAGCAGTGGTCGGTGCATTATAAATAGTTAATGCCGTCGCAATTATTTCTGGCGTTAGATGTTTGGGATAGTTTGCATTTTTAATTCCCAAAATGTTTTTTATTCTAACTGTTTTCATATTTCTCCTTTTGTTGTTCAAGTTTAAATAGCTGAATATCAATTTGTCTTATTCTATGCTCTACGTATAAGAACAAACCAAACCCAGCTACAATAAAAAATATTCCCAAATATAATAATAAATTATAAATCATATTAGTATCTTATAGTCCAGCTATCCGTCGCCGTACGATAACCTCCTGCATCTACGTCCCAATAACAATAAAAAGCCCTATCGGCTTTAGTTGTATCTTGAATAGACTTATCATCATTTAAGCCATTTCTTGTAATGGTCTTTTTATCTTTAGCCGAGTAGTAAGTAATTTTAAACGGCTTAATTATCCAGTTAATCATATTTCACTCCTTTATTTATTATGGGATAATTATAACATATCCCATAATAAAAGTCAAGTTTTATTTATACTCAATAGACTTGGGTTCTTCGTGCCATGAAACCCCTAAATATTTTTGCATATGGCTATTTAGACTTTCCATTAAACTAGAAGGCGCTTCGCTCTCTAGTATGCTGTCGAGTGCTGAACGTCTTATGCTGTTTAGTTTGGCTAATTGTTTGCCTTCTGGTCTTTTTTCTATCTCCCTTTCAGCAAGTGCTTTAGCCCAACTTCTTAATTGTTCTTCGCAATCCGACAAGGTTATTTTGTCGTCGTCATAACGATAACTGTCCTTATCAAATTTAGTATTGAGCTCGGCTTTCATACCCTTAGTAGTTGCCTTCTTCTCAAAAAAACTTTGCGCTGAAATTTGCGCTTTGCTTAGAGCTTCTTGAGCATTTCTTAAGTTGTCTATGATTGGTTGGGCGCCGATTTTAATGGCCAGTTTTTTAGAGGCTTTGTTAGTTGCTTCTGTTGTGTACTGCTTGATAAGCAGTTCTTGTTCTTCAATTAGAGGGTCGAGACGTCTTTTTACTTTACTCTCAAAATGCTCTAATTGGTATTTAGTCATACGTGGCATATTCTTCTCCTTTATTTATTATGGGACTATCCTATACTATTTTAAAGAGCTTGTCAAATCATTTTTAAAAGGGTTTACAACCTCTAGTTGTGTACACCTATACTAGCCCTCCCACTCCACCCTTATATTATATAGGATAATTTAGGATAAGTCAATAGACATGGTGTCCGTTTTGGGCAACCCATTTCGGACAGTTTGCTTCCCTGGTGCCTTATTCTTGCCACTATTCTCCTATATACTCCTAATCATGGAAAATAAAAAAATATGGTTTGTAATTGAAAAATGCAATTACGGTGGAACGACTAATAGTTACAGAATAGAAAAAACTGCTGACACAGTAGAACAAGCCACAACGTTCAAGGTACATTTAGACGCTTTGAACGACACTAAAAATAAATCTTACTTTTTAGCTAGTGATATTGATACTGTTTTAAATAAAGTAGTTTATCATCACAATAAAGCAGTTGATGAAAAACCTTTAGTTTTAAAAAATGGAGTTGATGAAGAAATTCCATTTTAAATAAAATTTCTAGGCGCCTACTTGTTTAGATGGCGCCTTTAAATAATGGGACAACTTCTGGTTGTGAAGTAAATTAGTAAATCGCCTAACTTACCAACAACCAGAACTGATCCCTGGACACAATGGGCAACTAACCATTGTCGCAAATGTAGAAGGGTTATGGGTGGTTTTCCAACTCTTGCTTCTTGCTTTCATTGTGTCCTGAGATCAGTTGTCGTGACTTAAACTGCGAATTGGATTGCTAGTTTTAGATTCTCGCAGGTTACCGATACTAGCTAACGGCAGAACAGGGCTGATCCGGATCAACTTCTGGTTGTAGCACATCACACCGGCATCCGTGCCCGTCTTTGTGTTATGAACCGGAACTGATCCCGGGTTTATCTAGAACCCCACTTAGCTAGTAGAGGGCAGGATAGACCTGGGATCAGTGCCGAACTCGGAGGGAGCTTGGAGTAATTAACCAAGCAATGAACTCGTTGGTACTGATTCCCGATCCATTGACAACTAGAATTGGTGTCACTGTGAATGGATCGGGGAAAACCCATTTTGGACGTTGAAAAAAAAATGAAAAAAGTAAAAAGTTTAAAGGCTCAAGCAACAAGCACCAAGCGCCATAAAAAGGACACAATTAAAAAGTAAAATAATTTTATGAAAGAAAAAATTAAAGTATCAATAAATGTTAGTGGTGGCAACGTTCAGCAAATTTTAACGAACCATCCAGACGTAGAAGTAAAACTATATGATTATGATAATGCCGAAGAAGGAGGCTACACTAAAGCAATGGAAGTTGCTGAAAAAAGATACAACAAAGATTTAACAATAAATGCTTATGGCTTATGGAATAGCTTATGATGCAAGAATTCACTACAGAAAAAGCCTGGGGAATTGTTGGGGGCTTATCTAAGCCTGGCAAAATGCCTGGTTGGTCTTATGGGATACCAGCCAAAGAATGCAAAACGGGTTCCAAACTTAGAGAAATTGAAAACAGTGTTTGTTATAAATGTTATGCCTTAAAAGGCTGCTACGTTTTTAAAGTTGTCCAGGAGGCACAGTACAGACGCCTGGCGTCTATTAAATCTCCGTTATGGGTTGGCGCAATGGCATATTTAATTAATTCAAAAAAGCCCGATGTATTTAGGTGGCACGACTCCGGCGACGTCCAGGACCTGGAGCATTTAATTAAAATTTATGCTGTCTGTAAATTAACACCAACCCGACAGCACTGGATGCCAACACGGGAAGCGTGGGTTTTAAAATATTTGGATCAATGCCCAGAGAATTTAATAATTAGGTTTTCCATGCCAATGGTGGACCAGGCAGCAGCTGGGAGCTGGAGCCATACTTCAACCGTCGTGACTTCTGGCGCCACGTGTCCAGCACCTAAGCAGGGCAATCAATGCAAAGATTGTAGAAATTGCTGGAAGAAAGAAATTAAAAATATATCTTATGGACAACACTGACAAACATTAATGCACGTTTTCCGAAGTCCAAAATGGTGGAAAGAATTCCACGCTGAAGCGAAAAAAAATAGAGAAATAGAAAAGGCTCAAGCAGAGAAGGCTCAAGCTCCAAAGGCTCAGGCTTCAAGCAATGAAGAATTAGAGGGTTTAAAAAGATATGTTAAAAATAAAAAGAAACCAATTTAACAAAGATCCAAGGATCAAGCCTCAAGCCAAGTGAGATAAGAGGCACAAGCAGGAAGTCCCTGACGCAGAGGCTCAAGCCTCAAGCCACAAGCATCAAGCTCCAAGAGACTTTTTCCCTCATAAAGTTTTACACCTTTATGAGAGCCCCCCAGGGCCTTGATAAGTATAAATGTATTAGTTGGATGTTTAATATGAAATGCTTTTTGATGTGGAGAGAGACGAATTTTGTTGGTCTTTGTAACTTTCAATTCAACAGTAAAAAACCTGGAATTAACATTATAGCCCAATAGATCAGGAGTACCAAAAGAGCTAAGGTTTTCAAGCCTAGTCCACGATATTTGAGGTGTATATTTTTTAACTTCATGCCAGAATTTAGTTTCTGGTTTCACTACTACTCCTTTGTAATTTGTCAAGAATCATTTTGTCTCCGTGAGTACGAGCTTCCCCTGTACGCAAAGCATACTCATCATTTTTATGATGAGTGAAAGGACCGTTTTGATCCACGTAGTGAAAGAAAACTTGAGCCATCCCATCGCCATTGAAGTAGTCATAGCGAGAATGACTAAGCTCACATCCTAAATAGAGCAGAGCGTCTCCTTCTTCCAATTCATAGTGTTTATTATTTATAACGAGAGGCCATTTATCTGTCTTATGAATACAGGCCGTAACGCTCACTTCACAAGATGGCCTATCATAATGAGGTTTTAGAATAGAACCAAATACATAGTAGCGCCAATAGGCATATGATTTAAATAACTTTAGACCAGAATGATATTCGACCTTTTTTAATTTAGTCTCCAACAAAGAATTCATTAAACAATCTTTAATAAACTTAGGAGTAAACGGACACTGCTTATCTTCCGTCCACGAATTCTCATGTAATTTCTTTCCACAATATAGCTTCAGAAGGGTTAATTCTTCAGCAGAAAAGAACCCTTTAATTAATTTATATTTATATTCTTTTAACCAAGCCATGCTACTACACTATATCGGGTTCCCTTTGTTATCTTCTCAATCTTATGGGGATATAAAAAATTACTGGGAAAAAAACATAAGGTACCACTCTTCATTTTAATTCTTTTAAGTTCTTCCCTAAGATTTTGATGACCAAAAACAAGATCTCCCCCTTCATAGTCTTCATTTAAATTCATAATAACACTGAGAGTTCTGCCGACGCCATAATCATCAGTATGATAAAAGTATCCCCCTCCTTCTGCATATTTTAAGAGCTCTATTTGTATTATCTTAGTAGTTTGAAGTTGGGGAAACTTGAATTTATAGTGAGCATAAATCTTGGTAATCTCCTTTTGAATATTTAAAAAATGAGCTGCATCAGAAATAGAAGTTTGACTTAAAGTATACCCATCCACCTTTCTATATTCAGTAGAGTTACCAACAGTTTTTAATTTAGCTGTACATTTCTTATCTGCATAATCTACTAATAACTTTAAAAATTGAGGATTAACTAATCCATTAATTTCAACTATGGCATCCTCAAATTTTTCCCATTTCATATTTTCTTTACTACTTTTCCCATACTCCAGGCTGATTCCTTACTGATTGTAAGAGCAATTCTATGCGTTTCTTTTGCACCAATTAATTTATTCTCCAATAATTGAACACTCGTAACATCATAAAATTTTCCATCAGGTAAAACAACTTGAACTCTAGAGGATTTAGCCACCTCTGATTTCATGAATTTGTCTAGTATTAATCTTAATGCCTTTCCAGATAACATAGGTTGCAATATAGTCTATGTTGTACTATATTGCAAGTATGACCAAAAAAGAACGATGGGATGGAAGATCAAGAGTTTCCACTCCAGAATACAAAGACAATTACAACAGAATATTCGGCCCTAAAGAAAAACCTGGGAAAAGTACTGGTAGCCGGAACGAACCGGCTACTAGAATAAAACAAATGGAACAACTTAAACACGATCCAATAACAGATTAATAATGATTGTAGATAACTTTACATTTAAAGAAGACATCAGTGTATTCAAAATCTTCGGTAGAGAAGACCATATACCAATACTCATTAATAAATTATATGAACTTAAGGACCAAGATAACCAAAGTGATGGCTATAGTAATATCAAGGGATGGCAAAAGGAAATTAATAACATGGTAGACTACCTACACATTCGTACTATGATCATGAATGAGTTCGTAAATTATTTTCAAAAAAACATTGGAGACTTTAACATGGAGGTTTCTATAGTTAAGTTCTTTGCTAATATTAATCCTCCCGGTGCTAGTCATGTCATGCATGATCATGAAGGAGGACAATACAGTGGTGCTTACTGGTTACAAGGAGACAAAAACGCTGGGAATATAATGATTATGAATCCTTATCCGAATACATTTATTAATACATTCTGCCATAGAAGAACGAGGGACAAGAATAGTTATAACTGTCTTAAAATACCACCCGAACCTAATACAGGGATATTTTTTAATAGTAATCTTATACACTATGTGGACGTCAATCGTTCTACTAAAGACCGGATAGGTCTTGGATTTCATTTACACCTCAAGGAGAAAATATAATGGGACTTCCTAAAAAATTAACAGAACAACAAATGAAGTTTGCTTACGAGCTGGTAACAAACGAAGGGAGGAAAACAGCTACACAATGTGCGATCGATGCAGGGTTTGCTAAAGACTCGGCTAGACAATATGCAAGTAAATTACAAAATCCACAACTATATCCTCTTGTTGTAAAATATGCTGGGGAACTCAGAGAAGAATGGCAGAAAAAATTTGAAGTTACTTTTGATAAACATATAGCTGAACTTGGAAAAATTAGACAGGAAGCTCTTAAAAAGGGAGCGTGGTCAGCTGCAGTAAACGCTGAAGTAGCTCGAGGAAAGGCTGCTGGTTTGTATATTGAACAAAAGATAATCCGAACTGGTAAGCTAGAAGACTTAACCACAGAAGAGTTAGAACACAGAATGAAACAAATAATAGATGATTATTCTCCGATCCTTGAAGGCGTTGCAGTTGAAGAATTAAAAGAGCAAGTAAGAAATATACCAGAGTTAACTGAAGATAAATCAAACTAAAATTCTCTCCATTTTTCTAATACATCCTATGGGAATTATATTCCTATCCGAAAATAATTCATCTCCATCTTCGTAGCTAGAAAAGGTCCACACATATTTTTTATCTTTCTTATAAATGTAAGCATGGGTAATCATAACACTCGGCTTAAACTTATCGAATTCCTCCTTTGTGGCATGACCTGCGTCCCCGGTAATATCGTCCCAAGTAATTTGATAGAAATAATATTTCTTCTTCTTAATTTGAACGTGTTTATATTTAGATTTTTTAGCTGTCATCCTTTTTCTCCTTAGTATCTTCTATACCTAATTCACATTTTTGAAAATGTGAAAAAGGTTCTCTCGCGTTGGGATTTCCATAAATGCCCATAAAATGAATTCTTGTAACACCTTGTAACACCTTGTAACACCCCTGGTGTTACAACTTCTGTCAAGCCTAGTAACGATTCTAGACGATTGTAACACTGTAACACCATTTTACATCTTTTTAAAAAAAATTTTTTCATTTTAGGTACCTGTTACAATATGGGTTTTATAGAACTTTTCGTTATAATCCGTTGAAATACGGCACTTTTCGGCCAAAAAGTCGGCGTAAGTAGGTGTTACAGATTCTCGGGGAGCGAGACAAAAATCCTTGTCATGCATGTGGTGCCTGAAGCCTGGTGCTTTATTCCCGTCCCAAGTATAGTAGTTAAACCACAAATGGGGGTGCTTCTTTAGAATCGTTCTAAGGTAGCTCTCGTTAAATTTCAGGTGTTCTATTACCGGAAACTTGTGGCAAAAATGCCACATAGGCGTGTTATTTTTATCACACTCCACCCACGTGAACCAAACATGATGATGAAAGCCTCTATAAGGAGGAGAACTCGCGTCAACTTCTCGACACAATTCTGCCATAATTGAGGGCGTCTCAATATAACCAGCTTTACCCACTCGTCCCAATTCATTAAGCAATAAAAAAGGATAAGTTAAATCTTCTAACGTGTGTCTACAATAAACAAAATCAAATTCGTTATCTTCATAAGGAAGCAATTGGTTAGTAAAATCGACCACCTTATTTGTCTCTAGAACCTGGGGGCCATATTGCCATCCACACGTATGAGTAGCTGGAGGAAAAACAAATTCTCCTGGGCCCACGTCTAAAATTTTTTTCTTCCCCTTAGCAAGTTTAATCGTCCAGGCTAAGACATCATCCGGTTGTTTCCATTGTTTCTTGCCACCGTCTAGCCATTGATCTTTAGGTATTGTAAAATTATGCATGTCTCTTCTCGTAAAATTCTGATACTCTTCTTAACCAACCCCACATGTATCTTTGAAACTCAAATTCTTTAATCACAAACTTTTGAAACGTATTGTCGGCTGTGCACATCAATACAACTCCAGATTGTATCTTAGTATCGTGCATACAATTATGCGCCAGAGCATATCCAGCCAGTTGGAAAAAGTAATCAGTAACCCACTCACGTCTCTTGAACTTATTGCTTTGCTTGAAATCTATGATAGACTCCCGGCCTTCGTAGATTCCTACTAAATCTGTAGCTCCAGCATACAACTCAGGGTAGTAAACCACTATCTCAGACCCCCAAATTTCGTCCAAATTGTCCCTCAAATCGGTCTCCCAGATGTTTGTAGCCATCCGACTAGCTTGTTGGCCTAAATCACTTAAATCGGCATGTCTATGGCCCGTTAAATAGCCTTCTAGAATCCTATGCATGATTGTACCCCTTTCTGCTGCATGGTCCCTGATGCGATTAGCCTCGGTTTCTCCCACTTTTAATTTCCACCTCTCGAGGCTTTCTTTTTTCTCCTGGGGGATGGTTTCCTGGAGAATGGTTGTAACCGAAGGAAGCTTCTCGGTTCCTATCTCGTAGTGTCTTTGGTTCTCGATTAAAGATCGAGTAGACGGTGGGTATATAAATTTTTTATTCCAAATCATTTTCTTTTAAAGTTACTATAATGTACATATTTATTCGGGTCCAATTCATGGATACGATCTTCGTTTATTTCATCATCTATTATTTTTTCTATTTTCTTAATATCTTTAGGGGTTGAATCTATTACATGAATGGCATTAAAACCATTATTAAAAGCAGCCTCCATTTTTTCTTCATTAGCTTTTAATCTCTGTTCTTCCCTATAAATATTTTGTCTTAATGCTTGTGCCCAAAACCAGGCTGAAGTTCCAGTGTAGCCTCGCGTTATTTTTTTAGCCATCCAGATAGCAAGTTTCTTGGGATGGTTTTCAAGTCTAACTTTAATAGCTTTAGGTGTTTCTTTAATCAAAGTAAAATTTCCTACTTTAATATAGAATTCTGCACAATCCGATGTCATCGGTTTAGACTTCCAAACCATTAGCTTTATCCTCCTTCATTTGTTTATAATTGTGTAGATCAACAATGTTAGCTTTAGGATCAACAGCATAATGAGCAATAATATTACTTAGTTCCGGAGCTTTCACATGAGCAAACGGAAATAAAAGTCTAGCTACATAATACGCATCTCTATGGCTACATCGCCAACGCCATTGGTCTTTCCAATATGGTTTAGAACTAGGAGATTTATTTTTTATATTTTTTAAAACCGTTCCTACTCCTAAAACATCATGAACCCAGCGAATAACACTTTCATCAGTCATCGACATTTCCATAGAAATTCTCCAACAATTATATGTTCGTTTTTTTCCTCTTCTTACTTTAGTTTCCATTTTCTTTTTACACTGCACACTTCCTTCGCCATCAAAGAGTCCAGCGATGTAAGCTATATTAAGATCCATTTTATCTAGAGTTAGTTATTGAATATCTTAATGCACTTAAAATTGGATTACCAAAGTCTCCTTCTAAACTCTTACATGCTACCAACAAACTCAGTAACATGAAAAAGATAATGGTTTTAGACATTAAAGCCCTGCTCCTCTTAATTCTCCAACCCAATCTTCGGCTAATTTAACCTTACGATTGAGTACATTATTTTCGTACCTCAAGGTATGTACTTGGTGGACGGCTTTTCTAATGGCCACTTTTAATACCTCATTTTGATTTTTAAGAAACTCGATCTGATGCTCTAGATCATTAGGTCCTTTATTATTGCTTCCGTTCTTCGCCATTTGTTTTCTCCTCTATTTCTCCTTGTGAATCGCACATCGTACATTGTGCAATTACGGGTTTATTTAGTTCATCTCTATCAGCTGATTTGTTTGGAATTTTTATATATCCATTTCCAAAACATCTGGGACAAGTTATTTTTGACATTCGTCGAACCTCTTTTTCACTTTCATTCTTACATACTCATGATCAAAACCAGCTAATTGGCATACGAGTACAAAGTCACGATTAGGGTATAGAAAATAATCTAATGCACTTTCTCTAGATTGAAAAAGATATGATCTATAATTTTTATTTGCTAAAAGATCGCCCCCATTAATTCCTCTTCCAAGAGCGTCTTCAAGGGCAACAATTAAAACGTTTCGCCAAAGATTTCTAATTGGATCCTTACGTTCGTAACGCTCAATTGCTTTTGGAAATATGTTTGATTTTGCCATTTAACTTTTTTGCTTTCTCATCCACCAACATTCTTACTACTTGCGCTCTACTTAATTTGATCCCTGGTGCTAGAATCTTGGCAAGTTTATCTATTTTGTCATAACAGCTGTGATCAACTGCGAGACTTTTGTATTTGCTTATATCAGTCATTTATTATATCCTTTCTTTAATATCAAATGATATGGGATATTATATAAAATTTCTCAGAGATTGTCAATATGAAAATGTGGTTATTAGTTCTGGTAGTATGCTCGGGTGTGGACAAAATATGCCATCCCGTGAGCCAAATACCTACAGAATACAAGAGTTATTATATGTGTACTAAAGACGCCTATGGTCAGTCTTTTGAACATTTATTTGATGGAACTGTATCTCGAGAGATTATTGAAGAAAAAAGGTTATTTACTAAATGGAGCTGTATCCCAGGTATAAAGTACGAAAAGAAGCCTGATCAATTAGGTAGTCCAATATAAAAAAATAACATATAAAGACTCAGTAACATCATTCCCCCTAAAAACATAAAGATTAGAGCAAAGATTTTATTCACAGATGAAACCCTGGACTGTTCCTCTTTTGTCATTTAAATACCACCCATTGCGCATGGCGTCATTAAATTCTCTATATGTAGATATAGCTTCTCTATGATCATCGGCAAACATTAAACATTCATGTACTTCCATCGGTCGTGCGAACTCGAGTCTTTCTTTTATTAAAGTTCCATCGAATAATAAAATTAAAATTACCAGTGTTTTTGCCATGCTTACCTCCCTTGGCCACGATATTTACGCTTTCTCATTCTTTTTTGTGATTTATTTAAATTCTTTTTATGCCTTCCTGGTCTCTTTCTTTTAGTCTCTTTATGGTAAGTATTAACCCCCCACTTTGGTACCTTACCCATTTGTTATATCTGGTTTTTCTTCTGGGATATGGGGCTTAACGTTCATAGGGATATAACTTATTTTTCCATTAATTTTTTGTTCTAAGTCGGCGCCACAAGTAATGCATCTATAAAAATCTCTTGTTAATGATACGAGCATAGTTAGTTCATGACAAGTCGGACATCTTCCCGTAGTTACTTCTGGTTTAAAAGTTGGTCCTTTTTTAAAAAAATTATTTGACATATCTATCCGTACTTAATCCTAAAATTGGTTTATACTCTGTTTTACCAGAATCATTTTTAATAGCCATCAAATATTCTTTTCTATTTAAGTTAATATCTTTATTATACGACACGTGTATCCAACCCGAATTGGGTTCTCCAGGTTGATAGTACTCGAGAATTAATTGATCAAACATAAGGCTTTCTTTAATCCAATCACTAACCTCATTATTATGTACGCCAAAGATTTCAAAGTCAGCTGCCATCCCCTTGCAATGTTGACTTTTAGTCGAGCTGCCGATTTTTGCTGACAAAATTGGGTCCCTGAAGCCCGAGGAAATAGTCACGACTTGTCCAAAATGATCTCTGACCGGCTGAAGTACACGTTCACAAAGTAAACGTAGGTTCTCGGTTTGATCCTCGTTAGGACTATTATTCAGACCCATTCGTTCTGCTGTTTGGGATTTAACTAATTCAGCTAGACTAAAGTTCTTGCTTAATTTCATTTTTGTTTTTCCTTCTATTATACTTTTTCTTGTTTTTCATTACAAGCATTCTGTAACGTCTTAATCTTAACCATTGTGCTATTGGATTGTTTTTTTTAATCAAGGATTATTTTTTTAATACTTTTTTCGCCCATATATATCTCAGTTTCAGCCTTAGTCTTAATGCATTTATAAGATACGCTTTCACTATACTGTCTCTCTGCATGACGTTTTCCACGTAAACATAAACCCATTGAGGGTTGGATACGGTGTTCCTTAATTTCTCCGTTTACGAACATCAGTAGGGCAAAAACAACCTCGGTCAAAATGTCTCCTTGTTTCCATTTTTATAATGAATCTCTCTGTTAGAATCTTTTAATTCTTCTATATCTTCTAACACTTTATC